TAACTTCCTCTACTTCTTCTATTTCCTCTACTTCTTCTATTTCGTCCTCTAACTCTTCTATTTCGTCCTCTAACTCTTCTATTTCGTCCTCTAACTCTTCTACTTCCTCCATTTCCTCTTGCTCTACTTCATCTGCTAATTCGTCCATTTCCTCTTCTTCGGTTTTTTCGTCATAGCAGCAAGCCTCAGCAATTTCAATCAAGGTATCGGTATCTTCTTCTTCCATACCATCAATATCATTTTCATTAAGAATCTCCAATAATTTTGTACGAGCTTCTTCTTCAGTTTTAGCAGCTATTCCAATTGCTGCTAATTTTTTAGCGTGAACAGGGTTAATTTTTGTTGCCATAATAAATAAATTTTAGTTGTTATTGTTAATTGTAACTTTGGTAAGTTACGGTTTAATCTTCCTGGAATTTATAAGTATAAAATAATTGCTTTTTGTTCAATAGTTCGTTACCATATTTTTCGGTTAAATATTTTTTTTGTCTATCAATAACGTTTATATCGTCATTATTATCTGTAACTTTTGTTAAAAAACGTTTGGCGGTAAAACCACGCAAAAATAAACTAAAAATAATTCGTTCTTTACCAACAAGACCTTCTAATAGGTCTACGCCGTTTATAACAAAAACGTTTTTCTCTGGTATTATTCTGGTTTCATCATCATACCCAAAATCACAATCAATAGCATCAATGCGCAACTTATGATTTTCTCTTTTGATATATTTTATAAAATCCTTTTGCTTATTGGCGCAAGCGCATTGAAGATAATATTTTAACGGTACTGGTTTAGGAGCCAGTCCCTTACGGTATTTAGACCAGCGACGACCATAGCTTTTGATTGAAGTAAAAATTTTCAATCTAAATTCTTGTAATAAATCTTCGTATTCAAAACTTAATTCTTCGTACGAAAATATTCTACTTGCATACTTGTCCGCTAAATAGGAGTATTTGTTATACAAACGCTCCGACGGTTTGATTGAAGGTTTCATTTTTACAGTTTTATTTACAGTTTCCAATAATTACAGTACGAAGTAAGTAAAAAATAAAATAGCTTCAAAATTTTTTCCAGGTTTTTTTTGACGTTTCAGGCTTTTTTAAGTTTATTTAACTTTTACAGGATTCTACAAGTATATTTTCTATCTACTTCTATTATTTTATTTTCTTTTGCAGAAAACAGTTCTAATTTGTTTCCTATAACTCTATTTAGAACCCAAATTTCTCCCTTATAAGAAAATTCATTCCCAAAGGCATAATAATTTCGTAAATCTTTTACGGTCATATCAAATTTAGGAACACCAAACTCATCAAATAGTTCTGATTTTAATTCTTCAAGTTTCGATTCATTAGTAAAAATACTATCCAAATGATTTCTGGCGGCAATATTATCTATTTTTTCTTTTTTGTAATGCATGACTTTTTGATAATATGCCTTATCCTTTGGATTGTAATATATTTTGCGTCTAAAATCAGCAATTAAGTATTCTTTTTGTAAAACAAGAAAATATTCTGCTATAGAAATATTTCTCGTTTTTCGTTTCATTCCCTTCATGTCTTTTTTATTTTATTTTTCCTATTATGTTTTCACCAAAATCTTCTGGTTTTTTTAAATTCATAAAAACTTGTTTGATTTGCTCTATAGAACATTCATCAATATCTTTTTTTTCACTTACAAAACCAATATGTGTTTCAAAATATTGTTGCAACTGTAATCCATATTTTTTTGTTTCATTGACAGCATCAAAATCATACAATAGGATAACTTTTTTAACCCCTTTCATCAACAACTTTTTTATTTGTACGTTAGAAATTTTTTTACCAAACGTACATACGCATTTAATTTCTCGGCTGGTGTCTAATTGTAACGCTTTGTCTACAGAAATTTTATCAAAAATTCCTTCTACAAGAATTACCACTGTTGTATCGTCAATTATTTCATCATACCCATATAGTAATTCCGAAAACCTTGTACCTCTACTATTATTATAACGTAATTTATTTTTCGGAACCTGTTTATTAGCATAACGACCGACAAAACCACGTATTTCCCCATTATCAAAAACAGGAATTAAAACGTAATCTTTATATTTTTCAAACAACACGGTTGTTCCTATTTGATACCGATGACAATCAGCGGAAGTGATACCTCTGCCGAGTAAGTACTCGGTGCTGTTTTCTGCCACTTTCCATCCTGCGGGCATAGTAACCTTATTTAACAACTGAGGCATCACCTCGTCCTGCTCTATGTGGTTTACAAGAATTTGACGCAAACTATCTATTTTTTCTTTATTTTTTACGGTGGTTCCTTTTAATAAAAAAGTTTCCCCAAGTTGAACCAGAATTTTATAAACGCTCCCATGTTCCCCGCAACGCTTACAATCAAATAATTGCGTATGTTTATTTACATACATATGACGTTCTTTACCACAGAAAACACAAGTACAAATATATTCTCCACGGGAATTCAATGTAGGATTATTTAACATTCTCCTTAATTCAAAATCGGGTATAGTTAAATAATTATTCATTTAAAATCCTGTTATTTCAATTGTACGCTTACGGTCATAAAACCTTGCATAATCGAAATTATTAGCAATACGCATGGGGTCACCGTTTTTATAATCCCTTATTTTTTCTGTATGCAAACGCATTACCTCTTCCTTGCGTTCATCCCGTGTTTGATTTATTGTTATCAGAACATCAAAGGGACGAACCTTTCCTTTATCCTCGTTCAGCTGTGAACGTGTAATAATAAATTCTGGGTCGTTTTTTTGTTCTTCAGGAATGTTGCTGCTTTGGGTAGCTGTATGAACAACGGCATTAAATTCCATTGCTAACATTTTCATACCTTTCGCCAGTTTCTGTTGACGAAAACGTTCCTCTCCTGGTGAATAATTATGACCATCTCCCACTTCTAACAATTCTAAATAATCTATTATTATAACGTCTATTTTTCCAAACGTTTTTTCCATTTCCTTCAATTCACGACGAACGTCATTCAGCGTTTTAGCATTGAAAGTTTCCTCGGAAGAAATAATTATATCATTTTTTCGTAATTTTTTAATTATTCGTTTACTAATTTCCATTCTTGCTGCAGAAATATTACCAATTTTAACGTCCTGGTAAAGCGTACCAGTCCAAGCAGCATCATAACGGTTCAAACATTGTTCCTTTGTTCCTTCTAATTGAAAATGTGCAACCCGAAAACCTTGACGTGCTGCCGCAATACCAAGATGTACCAATACCTGACTTTTCCCAACACCTGAATCCCCTAACCAAAGAACACATTCACCTGTTTCTGGTCCGCCATTATCTCCGCCAAGACGATAATCTAATTCATCTATCATGGTAGGAATTTTATAACGCCGTTTCCAATCTTCACTGCAACGTTTCAATTGACGTTCAGTGAAATCCCCAAAAACGGTTTCAAACTTAACATCCTGAATAGAAAATTTACTAAAATCTTCAGCGTATTTTACAAATAAGTCCCATGCTTTATCTTTATCTCCCCTGTTGTATGTATCAACAATTTTATCATTCGCTTCCAAGAACTTCATTTTCTTGATGAAGCGTTCGAAAACGTCTATAATTACATCAAAATTAGCATCTTGTTCGGGGAATTCTATATCAGAAATTGTTTTTATTTTATTTAAAACCGCTTCATTGTCCGCAAAATGTTGTTGCGCTTGACGTATGGAAGGAATCAAGCCAGTTTTATCAAAACGTTCTGTTAACCAACGCCAAAGTGTTTTTTCTGCTTCCGTTTGGAAATAAGAAAATTTAATATATTGCCTAACAATTTCAAACACATTTCTGCTCTGTAAAGAAGCAGCTAATAATTCATCAATAAAACCGCTTGCTAATGTTTCACTCTTCGCCATATCCTCTTGTTTTGAATACTTTAAAATATTCTTGTTTCAAAAGTTTTTTACAATCATCCTTAAATTTACAAGTAACACAATAAGAACTCTTATGAAAGTATAACGTTGTATTTGCTATACACCATAAAAATCCTCTTTTGGTATTATGAAATTCTGATTTAAAATTTTCTTCTACTGAACGTAACGATGTAACCGCAAGGGGAACATCGGAACGTTGATTCATCAGGTTTATTTTTACATTTTGTTTCAGATTCTGCTGAACAATAATATTATTTATTTCCGCATTATTTTTTTTCCAACGTTGAACAGCAGATTTTCCAAAAACCCAACTAAAACGAATTTTATACGTTTTGTCATCCTTAACGCTGTCGTTAAACCAACTCTGAAAACCGAATTCTATAAACTTTCGTATAAAATCTTCACCAATGTAATCATTAAATTCCTCAACAAACGTTTTCCAACTCGCTACATCTTGTTTATTACATTTATAATTAACTTTGCGGCGACCTGTAACTTGCTCCAGTGCTTTTATGAAAGTATCAACGGCATAACGGTACAATTGTTTTTTTCGATTTTCATTCTTCATTTATTTCAAACCATTTTTTTGTCCAATCTTTAAACGTTTCTATCCAAGAATTAACGCTGGTGTCTAAAATTCCTATCTTATCTTCACCAATTTCTTTTACATACGTATCTAACCTTGCTTCAGAATGTTTAGAAAAATAAGCATCAAATAAATCAATAAAATCTATTATCAAACTTTTTTGTTTTGTCGACGTTACTCCTAAAACTCTACCAGCTCGTTGTATAACATTTGCTTTTTCTAATCCTCCGTCTACATTTATCATCACACTTGCTTCGGGAAGTGTAATTCCTTTCTTAAAAATATTAGAAGCTAAAAGGATACCGCCATCTTTTTTTAAGAATTCAACCTTTTCTTCTTCCCTTTCTTCCCCTTTCGTTTCCCCGCTAATAAAAGTTATATTTAAAGCACTACTCATTGCTCTTCCGTGCTCTACGCTTTGAAAAAGAACAAGAGTCTTCAACTTCATTTCCCTTAAAAAATTAATAACTTCAATCAATATTTTATCTCGTGTTTCATTCTTTAAAATTAATTCACGCCGATAATCTGTATAATCATTTATATCTTTGTCTAATTCTTGTTGTGTATGGTCTATCAGTAACATAAATACACGATAATCCGATAAAACGTGTTTTTCTCTTAATTCTTGCTGAGAAATATTATAAATAATATCTCCACTCCATTCTTGTAATTTTAAATTTTGAACCAAGGCTCCTGAACGATAAGGAGTTGCTGAAAGACAAAGTTGAT